TGTGCTTTTCACGTCGTCGCTGATATGCATCCCCTGCGGGCTGAAATGCTTTAACGATGCTTCCAGTTTCATGCGGCCACTTCTCCGATATCAGAAATTAAAATTTGTCCGGATTCACCCCAGACTTTTGTTACACGAAAGTCCCAGATATGTGCGTCATCAGTAAACAGAGCATCCATCAGCGCTTTGATCATGTTATCGGCGTCTGGTTTCTGCTGGTGTGCCTGTCCGTTCATCGTTACTCGCTTCTTCTGGCTCCAGCTCTTTGGCATGGGAACCACGAAGGTTATGTGTCCGCCCTGCTCCGGCATAGCAACGTTCTTCAGACGGACCTCATCGCAGAATGCCCGGTAGCGCATTACCGCCGGACGCTGCTTCCACTTATCAGCTCTGGTCATCCTGGGTTTGCCGATGGGCGTGATATCGTAGATTTTCATGATTTAATGAGTCCCTCTTTCCGCCAGATTTCCAGGGTGCGCATTACCCCCTCCGCGTGCATCAGGCGCAATACGTCGTAGGTGAAATCGGTGGTTTTAGTTCTGCCGTCGATTACGTCATGGCACCCGTTGCAGGCGATCGCCGCCTGAGTATCGTCAGGCTTGCATCCTGTGCCGCACGTACCCGCCAGGCGGTAATGCGCCAGCACGCTGGTTTCCGGGTTGCCGTTGCAGTGCCCGGGGATCCGCACGGTACATTCGCGGCCACGCGCCTCTTTGCGTAGGTTCGCCATACTCACCCCCACATCCTGTTGCGCCAGCGAGAGTCTGGCCGCGGCGGATTTTTGTCCTCCACCAGCAGCGCGCTGACGGTCCATGTCATAAAGTCAGGGTTTAAGCTTCGTTCGACCTTTACGCCCCGCTGACGATATCTCGCTACCAATTCTTCGGCCTGCTGCGTTGTGCATTCGAGATGGTGAAACCATGAGTGTTTCATCGGCATCACCCCGCGAAGCTTAAAAGCTGGTTGGCGGCGTTCTCAGCTTCCTGCAGGCTGTTGAATGAACGAGAGAGGATCCACCGCCAGAGAACATCTAGCGATGCTTTGTACAGTTCCTGGAACTCGCATTCGTCCATGCTTGCGAAAGAAATGCTGCGAGGGTGTTTTTTCAGCGTGCCGTCCGGCAGCTGTATGGCGTCATAGTGGCCGGCTTCAACGATGACCCACGCCCGGTAAGCATCGAAGGATTTGCAAATACTGATATAGCCGGATCGCTTCTCAGCTATCCGGTCGAGATATTGCCCGGCGGCATCAAGCAACGCCGATTCACTCCCGCCATATGCAGCAAGGTATTTGGCGTAACCTGTGATAAGCCTGCGCTCGTTAGACGAAATCGCCCCGCCGGTAGGTTCCCAATATTCAAAGCCGAGATTGAGTAAAGCAAAGTAACGGCGGTGAAACGCCGGATTGCGGACAAGCTTATAATCGGCTTCCAGAACGGATCCGAGCTTGCATTTTGATTGCAGAAAATCACTGGTCTCCGGCGTCGCGGGGATCAGGATACCTTGAGATTGTTTTATTAAGTGCAATTGCGCCATGGCTTCTCTCCGTGGCGCAGTAGGTAACGGTTGTTCAGGCCGTTGATTTCATATTATCAGAAGGTGGGAGAACTCGGTAGCCAAGTCGTTCCGCAAATTTCATAAATCCGTTTAGAGTAAAAATTTCTTCTTCAGGCAATAAAGGTCGCATTGAAATTATGCCATTAACCCTGTAAATCAGATGCCTTCCTTCGGCCGGGAAGCTACAAATAATGGCGCCATCTGATCTCCTGACAACATCGTACCAGGAATGATTAGTAGGAACCTCAATACCATCACTCACACTACCCCCTGAGCGACATACAGACGCAAAAAAAGTCCGGTGACAGCATCAAAGGGACACGCTTATTGCGATGCTTTGGGAAATGCCAGCCACCAAAAGGTGAATCAGTAAAACCAGTCGTCCGCGCTTTCCCACGTCTCTTGCAGGATTTGCTCTACACGTTTTTTATCGCCATCAGCGCCGCCCAAAACGCTAAGGCCATCGTTGCTTGTGCGTCGAATGGTTAATTTGCAGTCATCATAAGACTGGGACAAGCGGCGCAGCAATTCTTGCTCAAGCGCAGGTATGGCGCCATCAGGGAGTTTTTTATGTTTATCAATTGTGACTTCAACTTTCATGGTTAGCACCTCACATGAATACTGTACAAATAAACAGTATACCGGTTGCATGAAATGTTCAACCCCTCTGCAGCACTTTTTGCTAACACCATGCTTATGTTTAGATTGATGTTTTTCCATATTAAAAAACCCGCCGAAGCGGGTTTTATCATGCTGCAATGTCTTTTTTCAGGCACATCTCCGGTAAATTAGCCCTCACCAGCGCCTCAGCAAAAGGCAGAGGAACCGCATTACCACAACGCGCAACCTGCTTGTCTTTAGCGCACTTCACACTGCAGAAATACATGTCAATTATGTACCGCTGGGAGAACCCAGATCCGCGTAGATTTTCAGTTTAATCAACTATAAAAAAGCCCTCTCCGCAGAGAAGGCTTTTCATTTTTTTGCCCGGAAAACGGATTGGATAACGCAGTAAACAAGACCACAGATATGAGGCATTGAGCATCCCGCGAAAATCGTCAGGGCTTCATCAGATAGCCCAAGAAGCCCAAGCCCCACGCAGACAAATACTGCATTTACTACAACAACCTGAACAATCATCACGATCAGAAGGGTTATTGCATACAAATCTTTAATCCGGATGTTTTTTACTTTGTGCGCCATGTGTCCCCACTTGGCGCCGGATAATCGTGTCAGTTGCTCAGGCTGACGAGGTAATTATCGCCCTTCCCGGGGATAAAAGCAAAATGAGCATATACGAGAAAATCGCTATTTCTTGGCGTTCTGCTCAGCCATTTCGATGTAGCGCGGATCGGATGCGCGGGAGAGCTGGGTGCTCTGCTCGCGGTAGTAGCGGACGCGTTCCATGAAATACTCGCGTAGGTGTTCAGGCTGCTCTCTGGCTACCACCTCTGCGACAACCGGCATGTTCAGGCGCTCTTTGTAGGCGACACCGGAGGCTGCGAGATCAACGTTGACTTTGTTCTGCTCTTCTAGGCCCTTGGATGCTATGTTGTAGTTAGACATAAATATCTCTCTTAGGCTCAAGAATGAATAATCAAAAATACATCTGTATTGCTGCTTCAGTGATAGTGGCATGCATGTTTGTCATTGTCCCGTCAGATAAAATGGTTAGCGGTCAGTCTCTTGATTTTACATATAAATTCATTTGGAACTTAGGTGTTCCTGATGGGGATATATTTCCTTATGTGCCGAATGTTGGCTTTTTGATTGCCCAGATAATAGGCGTCCTTGCCATTGTGTGGTTGTTAAGTAAGGTAAAAAGATAATCAGCTCAGTTGCATGGCTGGTACATCTTTAGGTTATTAATTATTCGCCGGCAGCCAACTGCCGCGCGCGCTGCGCGGCTTTACGTTCTGCGGGGGATTTAGGCATCACTAACCTCCTGCGGGGCGGCTGGAGGCGCCATCCAGTGGGTTATCTCGTTTTCGATAGCATCGCCACAATGATAAAAAGTATGTGTTTTATGACTGTAGTGACCGCTTGTTACTTCTCCAATTTCAGCATCCCATAGGATTACCTGCGTGCGGTCTTCCGGCATCCGTTCGCTTACCGGAATCCATTTACCCTGCACGGTAGCGGGTTCACTGCCGGGTGACCGTGGGGCGGCTGCGAGCATGGCGGCGCGGCAGGTCTTGCGAGCCATTTCCCACGGAGAAATCCCGTGCTTCCGCTCAAAATCATCGGAGGCTTTTGCTATGTGCCTAATCCAGCGCTGTGCATTGCCGTAATTACTATCCCTATAATCCGATAGCATGCATTGCACTAATCGAAGGTACTCTTTCAACAATTCATCCGGCACTGCCGGAGCTGGCTGTGCGTGGCGATAGAGCGTCATGAATTCAGCATTTTCATCAGTGTATTTTTTTAAATGCCTAAATTCTTCCTGGTCTAACTCAGCCCAATACGTCTTCATTCCGTTCGCCGGATTGATCTGTCGGTAAAGTATCACCGGCTTGCTGTCCATTGCTGCCTTGCGGCGTTCCTGTAGTTCACGCAAGCCATCAGCAGCAGCCAGCAGGTCTTGAGCTCCACGAACGTTTGTCCACTTGAGATTGCAGGCGTAATGCTCCAGGCGCTCAATTACCGAGGTAACACGTTTGTCTGTTATGGTTGATTTGGTCATTGGTTGGCTCCTTCTGCCTGATACTTTTCGAACCAGAACACTACCGGCGCGTTAGTTGGTTGAACAAGGCCGAATGATTCCGCTGTACGGTAGCTTCTCGATGCCCGGCGAGTCACATCTACCTGAGTCGCGATGCGGTTGCGAAAATCCTCAACCGTGCTGCACATTTTGAACAGATTGCAGGGGATACACGCTGGCACCATATTGTTGATGGTGTCGTTTTCAGGTCTGTCCATTGCGTAGCCGTTACTGATATTCCTGCGTACAGCTTCGACGTGGTCAGCGTGCCATTTGTCGCTAAGCTCACAGCCGCAGTAAGCGCAGCGTCCGCCAAACTTCATGCGCAGTTCTGCGCGCTGTTTTTTGGTCAGTGCCATCACTCAGCCTCCCACTTGATGCCAGCGGCGGTTAGCATTGCCAGCACATCATCAAACTTGAGATATTCCCCTTCATCGTCGCTGTGCACATACCAGTCATCCCAACCATCAGCGCCTGGCTGAAGTCGTTGTGGCAGCTTCACGGTGACGGTGCGGGACTCCAGCTCTGCGATGCGCTGGCGCAGTGCTGCGATCTCCATCTCTGCAGCATCGGCATAATGGACGTTTTCATGCTCCAACGGCGGCAGGTCCGGGGTTTTCACGCCAAACAGCGCCGCCAGTGCTCGATAGTTCTGCTCGCTGTGATAGCGACCTTTGCAGCGAACAAGCTTTTCGGCTGCTGCGCGGATGGCCTCAAGCTCATCAATTTTCACGTCGCTTTCGCAAGCCTGCTCATGTACCCGGGACGCCACCCGATGCCAACGGCGCTCGGCTGCCTGCGCCTTCTCCAGCTTTTCACTGGTCGACTCAGCTGTTTTTCTCCACGTTGCGCAAATACGTTTCTCTGTTTCCAGCGCCTCTACCAGCGCGAGAACGTTGGCAGGGTTAGCCAGGGCGATGAACTCTCCATTCCTGTCTGTCTGGGGTTGGGTGAAATCACCACTATCGACATAGAGGATTGATCCCTGAGATTCATCACTGCCTACGTCATACTCAATGCTGGTATTTTTCGGAAAATAAACCCATTCACCCGGAGTAGCCTTCTCTGCTGCCGCTTTCAGGCTCTGCGCCAGTTCGGTGATATCAGTCATGCTGCACGCTCCTTAATCCCACTGCAGAACAGATGCGAAATACGCACCGCGACAAGGCGTATCACGTGGATGATGCCAGCCTGAATAACCCTCCTGCCCACCAATTGGACTGACTTTGTACCAGCACTGGTAATAGCGAGCGCTGGAAGCAAAATCCTCTGCGCCTTCAGCATCAATCACATCTTGGGATACAGACGCCTGGATAATATCTGCTTCGCTATAGTCGCCCCGCATAACCAGAAAACGAGCCTCATCGGAGCAGAGGTAATCAACTGCCCCATCAAATTTCCCCTTGCTGGTTGGTTTGGTTACGTTGCTCATGCTGTCCACCATTCAATAAACATGCAGATACCAACGGTTACTACGGCAATCAGCACCCAGCAGATCACATCCAAAATGGCGGCGAACCGACGGAGGGTGTATTTGCTGTAATTCTCAGGATCAATATTCATACCGCCTCCCCAAGCACCCAGCGCAGAGCCTCGGCATATTCGCCACTGGCATCTTCGAGTGCTTTTGTAATTTCCTTGCGTGATTTGATACGCGGCTTTGCATCACCGAGGATCTGACGCTGACGCCGGGCTTTTTCATGGCCGGTTGTGCCAGCAGTTGCCGCTTCGATTTCGGAGACCTTCTCCCGCTGCTCTTCGGGTTTAAGCGATGCCAGCTGACGTGCCTGGGTAACGGTAACTGTGCCAGCCTCCACCGCTTCCCTGACGGCCTGGGTGGCATCGAGAAGGGAAAGCGTTGCACGAACGGTCTGAACGCTGCAGCCAAACAACACTGCAATGTCGTCTTCATCGAGCCCACGGTCGAGCGCGTCTGACATTTTTTTAGCCCGGCCAAGCGGTGTATCAGGTCGGCGAATTTCGTTTTCACTGACCATGTATTTAGCCATCTGATTTGCTGATCCGCGCTTAACGACTCCAGGTACAAGCAGTGGGTCTTTGCCTTCTTTCAGACGGAGTTTATTTGCCTCCAGGGTATGTTTAACGCGCTGACGGCCAACAACTACGCAGGTGAGCCCCGTTTCAGGGTCTTTCCAGACGATGATCGGCTCCAGTACACCCAGCTCCGCAATGTTCAGTACCATCCCTTCCTCGATAGGCAGGTGTACACGCTCATCGTAAAGTGGGTGGTTCTTATCGGTGACCAGGTGCAGGTTTTCAGGCTCGAAATTGAGCACGTTCGTTTTGCCGCTGGCACCGTATACATCGATTGAATTCTTAGCCATGAATAGCCTCCTGAACATCTAAAACTCGCTGAAAAACAGAGCTGCCAAGCAGGCTATAATTCATCCCAACAGCAACTTTCGGCACCAGGCCAAAACGCTTCATGTCAAAGTCGATGACGGCCCGCTGATCGCGGAAAAGCCCCAAACGACCATGCCGGACAACCTCTCCAGTCGCTTCTGCTTCGGAAAAATACCGCTGGACAGTAGCGCGGCTCAGCCCCAGTTTTTTCATTGCCTCGGCGGTCGTGAGTCGCCCCTGGTGTCTGGTGATACGAATCACTGCGCGGACATACTCCCGGCGCTCAACAGCAGAAAATGCTCTAGCCATGTTTTCCTCACTTAACGACGCGCAGATGGCGGACGTTTTTGCGATAACTATCCCAGTCGAAGTTCACCCACATGCCGCCGTCCATCTGGAGACGGTCAAGAATGCGCGCGCCGAGGGTGTCCGTCAGAGATTCGTAGTTCAGGTTCGTCAGGATGCCGACCGGACGCATCGACGACAGGCGGCGATCGATAACCTGGTTCAGAATGACCTTTTCGCCGCTGCTGCCGCGCTGAATGCCTACTTCGTCCAGGATGAGCAGATCTACCCGGCAAAGGTCGTCCAGAAGCGAAGCCTCTGACTGCCCGTCGTCGTAGCACTCGCGAACACGTAGCATCAGGTCAGGAATAGTCACCACCAGCACAGAGCGACCACCAGCCAGCAGGTGATTTCCGATTGCGGCCGCCAGATGGTTTTTCCCGGTTCCCGGCGCTCCGCTGAATACGAAACTGGCGAACCCTGAACCGAAGTTCTGCGAGTAACTTTTCGCCATCGTGAGCGCCCGGCGCTGACCATCTCCTGCCACCTGGTAATTTGCGAACGTGCAGCTCCGATGCAGATCTTGAATTCCCGCTCGTCCGAATATTTTTTCACCACGGGTACGCTGGTTTTGTTTTTCCAGTTCTTCGCAGCGTTTGCGCCCTTCCTCTGCCTGCCATGTGCGCCACTCGTCAACGCTGGCGAACTTCGGCTCAACACCTGGAGGGATAAGCTTTCTCAGTCGTTCCAGCGCACTACCAGTACCAATTATATTTTTCATTTCTACCCCCTGAACCCGCTGGGAATTAACTTACTGGGCTGGGACACCATGTTCGGATCCCGCTTTCCGGCAGCCGCGGTTGTGGTCCATGGTTCCTCGTAGTGCTTGGACGGACCGAAAAATGTGGATGCCTGTTTCACGAACTCGGTATTGAGTTTTCCGGCAGCAGTCACGTATGCAGCGTATCGACGAACGCCATCGATGAGCTCCTGCGCTGTCGCGCCTGATTTAATTCGTGCAGTCCAGGCTTTGAACGCGTCAGCCTTGCTGTTGCCTCCGGCTCGTTTCGGGTATTCCCTCCAGGCCTGTTCAAACTCCTCCGAATAACTGCTTTTCGGCTTTTCAGATGGAGCTTCATCTGAAAATTCACTATCCGGGGGTGTGGCAGAGCCATACCCCAAGAGATCTTTATCTTTTTCTTGTTCCTGATCCTGTTCCTGATCTTGGCTTCCTAGCCCCTTCGAAGCCCCTTCCAAAATTCGGCGTGGTTCTCGCTTGATATTCAAATGAAAATCATCTTTGTAACGATCATAAAACGCTGAAAGAAAACGATTTTCAGTAAGCGATGCATACTCACTTCTGACTCCAGCGCAACGGTTATCGCCCGGTTTTAATGCTTTGCCTACCTGATAGGCGGCCATTTCATGCACCCAGACCATCTCTGTGTCCTCGTCATAGCTACAAAACCCCGCTTCTATGGACCTATTAAGCCCCTTAGAAGCCCCTTCCAAGCCCAAGCCTGTTTCATGGGCGATGTAAAGAATTGGCAGGTAATACAACCCGAGCATGTTTGCGTGTGGCGAGGTCATCAGATAGAACGAGACCACCTGCGCTTCAGCGCCTTTTTTCCGCAGTTCCCGACCTGTTTTCCCCAGCCAGAATTGCGGTGCGACTGTTGCATAGTCACGCATAGATACCCCTGAACTTATGACGTTGGTTTATCGGTCTTTTCTGCGTGTTGAAAGACAACATCAACACACTGAAAGACACATTTTTGACAGATGGATACGCCGGGGCCGGCAATGAGAACGCCTGCAACCTCAATATTGCTCGCTCCGCAAAAGGAGCATTTATGGGTCGCTTGGGCGTTTACCTCAGTCTTTGTTCCTGACATACTTACCTCGCAATTACCTCTTCGTTTTTGCACCTGAAAGCCGTTGGTGTTACAGCACCGCGGCTTTCGCCTTTTTGATACCCGACATTACAAAACCCCCAGCATTGAAGTGACGATGGCCATCAGTGGCGCCGTTAGTTCTGGGTCAACCCGGAACATCTCGACAATTCCCTCGCTCAGTTCTTTCAGCTTTTGATGACGTGGAGCTCCCATGGCAACGGCAACCTTCGCTTCGCTGGTCTCTTTCTCCAGCCGTGCCAGTCGGGACATGAAATTGTCTTCAGGCAACAGACGGTGGCGAAATTCCAACGGGAGGACGGCCATGATGGCTGGCGTCAGAAGACGCACATTCGCGCGATACTTTTCAGAATCGACCTCGTTATCCAGGTAACGGAAAAGCTTCTGTCGGGCGCGGCTGATGTCCGCAGGAAATTCAATTTCTTCCCCGCCCTGCTGGCGCCACTCATCGATGATGTACGCCGATACAACATCCTGACCTTCAGCTGCAGCCCAGGCGCGAACGGCAGAACGAATGCCGTCGTGATCTGCCACTTTCGCCTGATTTCGCTTTATCAGAGCGCCGGGGTTGAATCCGGTATTTTGTTGAAAGGAAAGTGTTTGCATGGTCAGCCTTCCTGTTTCGGCAGGCCGTCGGTGGGGTTGGGGTAAAGATCTGGACGTAACTCATGAGGCGTTACTCCGGTCGCATCATAAATTTTGATTACACGTGAGGATGGAACTCCATTTTTGCGCCAAAAAGAAACCGCCATTTTCGTTACGCCCAGAGCAAAACCCAGCGCGCTTGCAGAACCAGACTTTTGTATAGCTTTTTCGATACCAGTCATATGACCTCCTTAGATAGCGCAAAGTAAAGCATTAATTTACTTTACAGTCAACCTAAGCATGCCTATCAAGGAGTAAAGCAATTATTTACAATGAGAACATGAGCGATAAAACCCCGACCGAAGGCCTGATCTCTAGGCTTACAGAATTGAATGCAAAAGGGATCTCAAAAACTGAGATGTCCCGGATTGCTGGCGTCAGTAAGCAGGCAGTCTCCGGCTGGTTCAAAACAGGACGAATCAGTAAAGAATCTGCATTGGCAATCGCCGATGCTGTCGGAGTTTCGGTTCCATGGTTGTTAGGTGAGGATGTTGGGGAGAAAAACGGGCTTAAAGCTGACGAGCAACGTCTGCTAGAACTCTATCGACAATTGCCCGAAGATGAGCAGCAGAACATGTTGCGGATCGTATCTCTCCGTCTCAAAGAGCTCGATGAGCTGTATGCCAAGTACATGGGGCGAAGGATTAAGGGCGATGAAGAATAATCATCACAACGGTTTAATCACGTAAGCGCCATATCCCGTAGAGAATTACGGAGAGGTTTGTAACTGAAATAATCAAGGCAACTGTGGCCAAGATATCAGAGCCAGACATAGGAAAACCTCCATGAGCTATAGCGACATCGTTGCAACTATTGCAATGATTGTATCTATCACAGCAGTTCCTGCAAGCGGTTACTTTAGCTACAGATATGCAGTAAAAGGGGAAAAACGCAAAGAGTTCAATGCAATAAGCGATATAATAAGACAAAAATTAAGAGATCAATTGCGACTTATTGAGAATGGAGTGTTTCCCGGTGGCGGAAATGTATCAATATCACAGCGAGAGATTGATACGTTCATTGATATCTGCAGCCCCAAGAACAAGAAACACCTTTCGGAACTCTGGAGTGAATATCAGCGCTCCCTGCAAAACAGTATTGATGTCAGTGACCCGTTGAAAGATCCTGACTTTCATAGCCCTTCATTTATTCAATCAGCGATTGAAAAAATATTGCCGTATTGTCAGCGCCAGTAGCCCGGCCACGCGTCGAGTTTTATTGCCCCTACTCTTTCGGTAGCGACAGAATGTCAAGGGCCAATTCCACAGCCAGATCGACATGGTCTTCCTGCCACAACACCTGAATCATCTCTATCAGAGCCTCTCTTGACGGCTCTTGCTTCTCAACCAGTAGCTGCATAACCGCTACCCCGATAACCTGCGCTATTTGCGGGTGCATCTTCGCGAAAAACTCATCGTCATACCGCATACCATTAGCCCTCATTGATGTTTTGGTGAGCATAACACATACGGAAAACCGCGACTAAAGCCATGCACCCATCGCCGGATACAGCAATGCTTTACAAATCAATTCATCTAAACTTGACTTAATAGTAAAGCAATGTTTTACTTATTACCAGCAACACCCCACCAAGGCAGGACGCCCACGAAGTAGCTGCCCGGAGCATACGAATTCCGGGATGAGGTGGAAATATCAATGCGCAGTAGGTAGTAACGTTCCGCTGGCCGGCGACAAGGCAGAGGTTGAAATGAGCAAGCACGGCATCAGGGCCCTAGTCATTTCGGCAGTTATCGGGCTCTTCATCTGGATCGCGCTTTTCAGCGTACTGAGGGAGATATTTCTATGAATGATTTCGCACGCAAACCCGCTCGTCAGCAGGCTGTTCGTTTAAGTCCGCTGTCAGCGTTCATCCGCCGGGTGTGCTACATGCTCGCGCAAAAAGGAGACCCTTCATGAGCACGATGTTTGCCCTGGTTCTCACCGTCAGCATGCTGACGGGCGGTAATCAGGATGTCCTGCTCGGCGTTTACGACACTGAGAATGACTGCAAGGCTGCTGCAGAAGAGCAACACGTGAAAGCTGAATGTTATCCACTGAAAGGTGTACTGGACGAACATCCGGCCGGGTTCACGGTGCAAATGTAGGGGGAAGAATGCAGAAGAAATGCGGTTACTGCCGGAAAGCGATCGAGGGAAAACCAGTAGTAAGCACCCTGTTATATCTCCAGGGAAACCAGCTCGCACGGAAAGAAAAAGAGTACTGCTCTGAACGCTGCGCCTCTTACGACCAGATGGCGCACGAGAGCTAACGTAAACCCGCCGAAGCGGGCTGTACGTCCGGTGCCACCGACCAAAGTTACACCGGAAATTACCAAAACCAATGACCACCCTGAATGGGCGCTACCAATGGCCCGGGGGATTCTACATCCAAAATAGAGGCTATCACATGGAATATTTTTATCTGATAAAAGCGACTCAAAAATCGGGTAAAGCTGATGCCGTAATCTGGCGCACTAATAAATCAGAAGCTCGCGCCCTTCTGCAGCTCGACGTCGATCTGGAAGACGCAGGGATCGAAACAGGCCGCGGCAAAGACTATCAAAAACCAATTCGCACCGATTTCCCGGTATTCAACGACCTGCCGGCGGAGGGTGTTCTCGATTACTCATGGTGCGAACGCTACCAGCTCGGCGATGATGGCCGAACCTGGACTTTGAAGCCAGGACAGGCGCCTGCTGATGTTCATCACGGCGATGATGCCGGGGTATCCGCTGAGCCCGTTAGTGGCGAGTTTGTTGAAGCCAATACTACTGGCGACGCGGCACAAGGTGAGACCGTGGAAACTTTCGGTAGTGATGAATACCAGGACGATTCCAGCGCGCTTTTTAACGTGGCAGAACTCCCCTTTCGCGCTCAGTTGCTGGCGCAGTACATGGCTGAAGAACGTCACGTTTATCATATAAGCATGCCTCACAGGCAGGAGCTGTCAGCTCTTGAAATGGACACTGATAACGCAGCCGTCCAGGATCTGATTCTGGCCGCCGAGAATGTCCCTGAAATCAAAAAATACGATATGCCGGCGCTCTGGAAATTCACCAGCGCCAATAAAAAAGTCTTCCCGGAAGGGAAACGGCATGAGCTCGGCAAACGTATTCAGTTTGCAAAGCTGTGGTTCGCCACGAACGCGATCGACCGCGGCATTCTCACCAGGGAATGGGCTGCCGGTAACTGCATTTCTTCGGTTTTGAAAACTGATGCAGGAACTAATGCTGGCGGCGGTAATAAAACCGATCGCAATCCTGACTACACCCATACCCTTGATACGCTCGATGTAGAAATAGCCCTGGCCACAATGCCAATGGATTTCGATATCTACAATTTCCCGGCATCAATTCACCGCCGGGCCAAAGAGATCGTCCAGAAGAAAGAAAGTCCGTTCAAGGAATGGTCGGCAGCGCTGCGCAAGGTCGCAGGTATCCTGGATTATTCCCGCGCAGCGATTTTTGCCCTTATCCGTGGCGCCACCAGCGATATTCACCATTTCCCGGTAAGTCTGCAGACCTATATCAATGCGAATCTGACCGAGCATAAGCATGACGTCCCTTCTGCTGAGACGCTTGAAAAAGCTGGTCATGTTTCATCTGCCGCCGTCACTTTGGACGCTGTGAAAATGGCTATCGATGGAGATGAAGGTGTGCCGGACCAGGAAACTCTCCCAACTGATTTTCAGGTAATTGGCACCGAACTGGTGAAAGAAGCGCAAAAGAAACGCCCTGACGCTAATCAGGTTCTGGCCGCCGAACGGGGCGAATATGTCGAAGGTATAAGTGACCCCACGGATCCGAAGTGGATAACCGAAGACCTGACCAAACCCAAACAGCCTGAAGTTTCAAACATGGGCAATGGTGTTTTTTCGATTGATGGTCTGATGGATAGCCAGCCAGCACCAGCACTTTCTATCGTGGACCAGGCGCGCCAGCGCGCTGCAGAAGAAAAAATACATCCAGCTAATTCCGGGGAAACCACCAGCGATGTGCAGATGGAAACGGCTCAGCCGGTCGAAGACGAAAATGATAATGCGGTATCAGCAGGCGAAGGCATCGATGAGCCTCCTGCGCAAACAATTGCCGTGAACATGAGCAAAATACTGGCTGAACGCTGCCCGGATCTTACCGCCGAAGTGCTGAAAAGCCAGGTTTCGGAGAGTGCTCATAGCGATGAAGAGGAAAAGGCTGAACAAGCAGCGCCAGCATGGCCGGAGTATTTCGAGCCTGGTCGATATGAAGGCGTGCCAAATGAGGTCTACCACGCCGCTAACGGCATCAGCTCCACGATGGTTAAAGATGCCCGGGTATCGCTGATGTATTTCGAGGCGCGCCATGTATCCAAAACCATCCAGAAGGTACGCTCCCCTGTTCTGGATATGGGCAATCTGGTGCATGCACTGGCGCTGCAACCTGATCAGCTGGAAAAAGAATTCAGTATCGAGCCGGAAATCCCGGAAGGCGCCTTCACCACGACGGCGACGATCCGCGCATTTATCGATGAATACAACAACGGGCTTCCGGTTTTGCTCAGCGCAGAGGACATCAAGAGATTCCTGGAGGAATACAACGCGAACCTGCCCGCCCAGGTTCCCTTGGGTACATCAGTTGAAGAAACCGGCCAGGGTTATATGTCTTTACCTGCTGAGTTCCAGCGCATTGAAGACGGTCAGAAGCAAACCGCCACCGCAATGAAGGCCTGCATCAAGGAATACAACGCCACCCTGCCCGCCCAGGTGAAAACCAGCGGTGGCCGCGATGCCTTACTGGAACAGCTGGCGATTATTAATCCTGACATGGTTGCTCAGGAAGCACAGAAGGCGCAGCCCCTGAAAGTCTCTGGCACAAAGGCCGATCTGATTCAGGCCGTGAAATCGGCAAAACCGGATGCCGTGTTTGCCGATGAGCTGCTGGATGCATGGCGCGAGAACCCGGAAGGAAAAGTGCTGGTTACCCGCCAGCAGCTGGCTACGGCACTGGCCATTCAGAAAGCACTGTTGAATCACCCGACCGCCGGCAAGTTGTTGACGCACCCGAGCCGCGCCGTCGAGGTGAGCTATTTCGGTATTGATGAGGAAACCGGGCTGGAAGTTCGCGTGCGCCCTGACCTTGAAATAGACATGGGCGGCCTGCGCATCGGTGCTGACCTGAAAACCATCAGCATGTGGAACATCAAGCAGGAAGGCCTACGCGGGAAACTGCACCGGGAAATCATCGAGCGCGATTATCACCTGAGTGCGGCTATGTACTGCGAAACCGCAGCCCTTGACCAGTTCTTCTGGATATTCGTCAACAAAGACGAGAACTACCACTGGATCGCCATCATCGAGGCATCCGAAGAACTGCTGGAACTCGGCATGCTGGAATATCGCAAAGCAATGCGTGCCATCGCGAACGGTTTCGACACTGGCGAATGGCCGGCGCCGATTACCGAAGACTACACCGAAGAACTTAACGATTTTGATATGCGCCGTCTCGAAGCGCTGCGCGTACAGGCATAAGGGGGAATAACAATGTCCAATTTAGTCGCAACTACTGAAAACCAGACCCAGAAGATCGACAACGTTTCTATCCTGACGAACGGTGAATTGTTCAACCGCCTGCGCACGCTCTCGGAAGTAATGGCCAATAGTGGAAACTTCGTGCCTGAGCATTATCGCGGGAAACCAGATGCGTGCATGGCTGTAGTGATGCAGGCAGCGCGTTGGGGTATGGATCCGTTTGCAGTGGCACAGAAAACCTTCATCGTGGGTAACTCAGGTGTGCTTGGCTATGAGGCACAGCTGGTGAATGCGGTAATTAACACCATGGCTCCAACCAAAGACCGGATCCATTTTGAATGGTTTGGTGCATGGGAAAATATCGTTGGCCGCTTCATTAAAAAAACCAGCGGCAAAGGTAACGACTACATCGCGCCGGGCTGGGATTTGCAAGATGAAGCTGGCGTGGGCGTCCGCGCCTGGGCAACGCTCAAAGGAGAATCAGAACCTCGCGAGCTTGTGCTGATGCTTTCGCAGGCACAAGTCCGCAACTCTACACTGTGGGCGAGCGACCCCCGTCAGCAACTGGCCTATCTCGCCGTTAAACGTTGGGCGCGACTGTACTGCCCGGATGTGATCCTCGGGGTCTATACCGCCGATGAAATTGACGAACGCGAAGAAAGGGTTATCAACCCGGCGCAGACAGAAAAGGTCACGCTGAATGAGATAACACACTCCGTTGGCGATTCCACCAGCACGCAAGAGCCTGCATCTAACGTTGACTCTGTTGCTCACGAACTCCGAGAGCGGATTGATACAGCTGAATCAGTGGACCAGGCCAAAGCCATTCGTGTAGACATCGAATCACAGAAAGCTCTGCTGGGTACTGCTTTGTATACCGAACTGAAGAGTAAGGCGGTGAAACGCTACTACCTTGTTGATGCGAAGAACAAAGTTGAGGCCGCCATAAATTCACTCCCTAACCCGGGGGATCCGGAAGCCGAAGCGTTATTCGCGAAGGCAGAAAGCACCCTGACCTCATCGCGCCGCCACCTCGGTGATGAACTGTATGACCAGTTCCGCATCACCCTGGACGACATGAAACCAGAATACGTGGGCTAAGGGAGGCGGGAGGGTTCGCCCTCCCGGTAACGATATGAGCAAATCACTGAATGCACGATGCATACGTCGCTGGGAAGTGGAATTCAAACCTTTCTGCGATTCAAAAGTTAACCCCTACTGGCGTAAACGCGATCTGCGCGGGTATATCCGCGAAGCTGCACTCACCACCGCTTACTGCATGGTTGAACGAATGGCTGAAGATAACGCCCGAGCTGATTTTGGTATCAAGGGTTGGTCGTCGGATTTCTCAGCCTGGTACGACGAACGTCGGGAGCACTATCGCAAAGACGCAAAGCTCATTCTTGATATGTTTGCCTGCAACGAAGCTATTGATGAAGAAATTCAGAACGAGCTGGAGGCCTGGAATGACTGATATCGCCACCTTCACTAATGAGCAATTAATCGCCGTGTGCCGTGCTGACGTGGCGGAAATGTCGAAGTTTTTAAAAGAGGGTGAATTCAGCAATCCGTCCCGCGCAGCCATGTATATGCGTATTACTGAAATCGCATTGGCTGCGCTGATGGGGGAGTTCTCATTTGCTCGCAACCAGGTACGCCGCGAGCACGCCGAGTGGTCACAGTCCACCTTCGGGAATGTCGGCCCGATCGGCCCGCTGAAGCACCTACGAAGAGAAGTGCTGGAAACCATCGCTAAGCCGCATGATCTGATCGAGTGGGCTGATATGCAATTCCTGTTGTGGGATGCGCAACGCCGTGCCGGTATCACTGACGAGCAGATTACCCAGGCGATGATCGATAAGCTCGCGGTAAATAAGGCGCGCCAGTGGCCCGAGCCAAAGGACGGGGAACCTCGGATGCATTTACGAAGCGAAGACGAATCACTCAACGCCAGGCGCCGCCGTAATCGTGAATCTAATACGCGCGCTCGCGAACGTGAAACGCCCGCACAACGCAAAGCCAGACTGGAGAAAAACAGATTGAGAATGGCTCTTCGTCGTAAGGGAGGTGCCAAATGAGCCTGAAACACCGCCTTCCCGAACTGGAAGCCAGCATCGACCCGGCAGCATTGCGCGCAGCCGCCGACGAATATTCGGATCTGCTTCTGACTTTGTGCTTGTGCATGAAGATGGCCGGCCCCACCCGGGCTAACGTGCGCGCCTGCGCCACCGAGCTTAAAAAGCGCCTGACTACCTGGCACAGCCATATAGAGCTCAATGCAATTCTGTCCAGTTGGGATCCCGTTGGCTATGTTCTCGGCCTCCGCCGGGAAGCGAACGACAACGCGCGCGCAGCTGGCGAACCAGTTGATGTTTTTGTGTGAGGTGAATATGCGACTGATTAACCGAAGCAAGCAATCACCGCTGGGCCGCCAGGCGTGCGATGCGGCACTGGCAAAACACGTTGAGTTTTATGGAGCCTACGGGCGACAGAAAACGAAAAGAACTTATACGGTGGTGGTTCAAGGCTCAAAGATCACTGTAGAAGTTGTTAACAGAAAAAGTAGCTATGTGGCCACAGCCATGAGCTGCGCGCGCCGGCTACACCATCTGCCTGGACAATGTAACTAAGGGGTTTTTATGACTAATACATCTCATAAATCAGATGAAATTTTGATAACCGATGACGTTCTGTCCAGATACAAAATATCGCGCAGCACACTCTATTTCTGGAGCACCCCATCCCGGATGCCCTCTTACTTTGCTCAGCCATTCCCGCAGCCTAAAATAAATGGCAGCCCTAAAAGGTGGAGACTTTCAGACCTGCTGGCCTGGGAAGATAACGTGGGGATTAAACCAGAGGCTGACCAACCAGCTTCTCAAGGTGATCCTGCCAAACAGCAAGCCAGTGACGCTGATCATCCAGATAATCATGCAGGTTATAACGTGCCATGA